AACGGATTGCATCACGCTATGTCGCCGATTGATCGCGGCGCGTTTTACGGCCGCATCAATAGGTGACGGGGCGTAACAGGAAAAGAGCGTGACACGGCAAGCCATGGCCGTTTGCAGGTGTGACAAGGCACGGATTGAGGGGCTTGCAGGGCGAAAAGGCGGGGTAACGACGCCCTTGTGAACAATCGAACTTTGTGACTTGGCCGGGCCACCGGAAACTATTCAATGAAATCAATGACTTAGCTGGATTGCAAACTATAATTTGCAGGCTTGAACGGCCCGTTCACACTGCCAAATCGGGGCCTTTGGGCATTGCAGGCCGCGCGGTCCGCCGATCTGGTGCGAGAACGCGCCGTCCACAATACCCGGGATCGGAGGCCGGGGGAGCCCCCAAACAACTTCGACATCGCGGCGCGGGTCCAGTCCCGCAGTTTTCGGACCCACCTGAACTTGTAAACTATTGTTTTCTAAATTTTTGCACCCGCGCAGACCAGTGAACTATTGTTTTCTAAATTTTTGCACCCGCGCAAACCAGTGAACTGCCATATCGGTGCCGCTCCGAACCGCTCTCGTCGTTTACCCTTGACAACACGCCGTCCCCCGTGGCTCTATGCGCAAATCGTGTTGACGGAGATCGCCATGCCCCGGAAGGGAGTTGACCCAGGATTGGCGCGTTCGCTGCCCGGCCCGCTCGGATCGGGAGCCGGAAAGCTGCCTGCGCCTTTGCCGGCCGGGGTGCTGCCGCCGGAAGACAGCCGGTTGTGGCAGTTCGTGCCGCGCGCCGTGCAGTTGGGCGAAGCCTTCATCCAGGATGACACCCGGGACTGGTTCGACGACCGCGACCGCAAGGTGGTGATCTGCCGGGACTACCCGGATCACCCGCGCTGGATCACGAACGAGGGGGTACGGGCGCGGATGCACAACGCGCAGATCATCTCGGAAATTCACATGCTGGCCCGGATCACGGCGGGCAAGTCGGATGTCCCTGCGTGGGTGCCGGCGCGGATGAGCGTCAAGCAGCAGCAGAGTGACCTGGCGTACCGGCTGACCAAGGCCACGCGCGATGTGTTCATCGTGCAGGGCAAGGAAGCGCTGGAGGCGTTCGCGGCGCGTGCGCCGGGGCAGTTCATCAAGTTTGTCGGGGCGACGTTCATCCCGAAGCAGATCGAGGCGAACGTGACGCAATCGGCCGGGCAGAGCATGGATGCTGAGACAGCGGACGCGCTGCTGGCGGCGATTGCGGAAGAACTGAAGCGGCGGCAGGACGAGATGAAGGAGATCGCGGTGGCGCGGCCGCTCGACTTCGAGCCCCCGGCCGAGATCATCGACATGGTGCAACAGACGGCCGAGACGTTCCACATGGCGACCGAGCCGACGATGTCGCCGGGGTCGGCGAAAAATGGGCATCCGTCGAACTTGTCGCACGGGCTGCTGAAGGTGGTTGACCTGGAGGCGGATGTCGCAGAAGAAACAGGAGTTGACTGGGAATGACGGACCATATCAGGAAATACGCGATCCTCTACGGGCTCGCGGTCTGGACGGTGATCGGAATGTTCACCATGGGTGGGCGCACTGCCTCGACCGGCGGTGAATACGCAAGGGTGCTGAAATGAGCGATCCAGCCGACGCCGTGACGGAAATGCTGGTGCGGACCGTGCCGGGGGCTCCAGCGCATTTGCTGGCCGACGCGGCGGAGAAGTTTCGTTGGATCATCGACAACGAGCGGAGGCGCGCCAGACACGACGCCGTCGCGGAACTCATGCGGCTCGGTATGCGCGAAGCCGCTGACAAGCTGAGAGGAATGGAAACATGAGCGATGCTCTGACGAAGATGCGGGCGGACCCGCGCACGAAGAAACCGGAAGGCCGTGTGATCGACCGGAAAGACCGTGTCGAAGCCACGAACTCGGCGGACGCCAGGAAGGCCCGGCAGGTGGTGCGCGAACTGCGGACGGGCTCGCTGCCGCTGCTCGCGCAGGCCATCGCCAAGGTGACGGGCGATCTAGGGGTCAAGCACAGGCTCCAGGAGGCGTTCGAGCGGTATGCGGTCGCCAATGACGCCTACATGCGCGAAGAACTGAAGCCGCGTGACCGGCTGATCGAATGGATGGGCGTCGGGCACGGCGTGATGCCGCAGATGCCGCCGGGCTCGCCGGAGCACAAGGTCGAACTCGCGGAAGCGTGGAACGCCCTGCTGGCGCTGGTGAACGAAGCCACGAAGGTCGGCATCCACAAGCCGCACCGCGAACACCCGATCATGCTGAAGGTCGATCTGGAAACGGCGGACACGCCGGCCTTGATCCTGCCAGGCTCGGCGGAGTGGAACTGATGGAAGGGGTCAAGTTCGACAACGGCAAAGACCCCTGGCACCTGCTGCCGTTCGACGCGCTTCGGGCCGTTGTTTGCGTCCTGGCGTTTGGGGCCGCGAAGTACGGTGCGCGGAACTGGGAAGCCGGGATGGCGTGGAGCCGCTGCTATGCTGCGGCGCTGCGCCACTTGACGGCGTGGTGGGAAGGCGCGGGCAAAGACCCGGAGACAGGGTATTCTCATCTGTGGCACGCATGCTGCTGTGTCATGTTCCTCATTGCTTACGAACTCCGGGGCACCGGAGAAGACGACAGGCCCACCCATGGTTGATCTTGCCGCCCTGACCGATGACGATCTCCAAACGCTGCTTCGGCGGGTCAACGCGGCCAAGCAGGAACAGGCCAAGCTGACAAAGCTGGAGGACTATCGGCCGTACCCGAAGCAGATGCTGTTTCATGAACTTGGAGCGCGCTACCGCGAACGGCTGTTCGCCGCCGGCAACCAGCTTGGCAAGACCTATTCGGGGGCGGCCGAGCTTGCCTACCATCTGACCGGGCGCTATCCGCCAGGTTGGAAAGGGCGTGTGTGGAACCGGCCGACTTCGTGGCTTGCCGGATCGGAAAGCGGCGAGTTGACACGAGATGGCATGCAGCGCCTCCTGGTGGGACCGCCTTCGATTGAGGAAGCATGGGGCACCGGGCTCATACCAAAAGAGTGCTTCGCGCAGAAACCGAAGCGCCGCGCCGGGATCAAGGATGCAATCGACGCGGTCGTGGTCAACCACATCCATGGCGGGCAGTCCGTCGTGCGCTTCAAGAGCTTTGATCAGGGGCGCTCGAAGTGGCAGGCCGACACAGCGGACGGCGTCTGGCTCGACGAAGAGCCGCCCTATGACGTGTACGAAGAGGCCGTGACCCGCACCAACGCAACCGGTGGCATGGTCTACATCACATTCACCCCACTCAAAGGTATGTCGAAGGTCGTCATGAGCTTCTTCCAGAAGCCGGGCAATGACCGCGTCGTCGTCCAGATGACGATTGAGGATGTCGGGCACTTCTCGGATGAGCAGAAAGCCAAGATCATCGCATCCTACGACGACGCCACCCGCGATGCGCGGACCAAGGGCATCCCGGTTCTCGGCTCCGGCCGAGTGTTCAACGTGCCGGAAGACATGATCAAGATCGACCCCATCCGCATCCCGGATCACTGGGCGCGGGTCGGCGGCATGGACTTCGGGTGGGATCACCCGTTCGGCGGCGTCGAGCTTTGCTGGGATCGCGACACCGACACCCTCTACGTGACCCGCGAGTACCGGGAGACCAAGCAGACACCCCTGGTGCATGCGGCGACCCTGAAGCAGTGGGGCGGGCTGCTGCCGTGGATGTGGCCGCATGACGGCAACCAGCACGACAAGGGATCGGGAGTGCAGCTTGCCAAGCAGTACCGCACCGCCGGGCTGTTGACACATCCGTCGCACGTCACGTTCGAGGATGGCTCGGTCGGGCTGGAAGCCGGCATCATGGAGATGTTGACCCGCATGAATGAGGGCCGCTGGAAAGTTTTCAGCACTTGCACCATGTGGCTGAACGAGTTCAGTCTGTACCACAGGAAGGACGGGCTGATTGTCAAATTGAACGATGACTTGATCTCTGCGAGCCGATACGCCATGATGGGGCGGAGGTTCGCCCGTGCGCCGAACCGTCGCGTCTCGTGGACGGGAGATTTTCGCCCCCCGGTCGTGACGGCCGCCGGAACAGGTGAAGTGAAACTTTGAAGGAGACCACCATGTCAGGATTGTTTGGCGGGGGGTTTAAACCCGTAGCGCCGCCGAAAGTCGTTCAGCCGTCGCCTGCTCCGCAGGTTGACGACGCCACAGCCAAGATCAACACAGAGGATGCTGCTGCGCGTCGGCAAGGTCGGAAGACGACGATCCTCACCAGTGATCAGGGCCTTCCAAACCTCGGCACCACCAGCCGCGCAGGACAGTAAACCGTGGATGACGACCGCGCCAAAACCCTGAATGAGCGGCTGAAGCGGCTCCAAGCAGATCGTGTGAACTTCAACACGACCTGGGAGAAGATTGCGCGCGTCGTGCTTCCGACTTCTGTTGGGTTCACCACGACCTACGCCCCCGGCACGAACCTGAACCAAGATGTGTTTGACAGCACGGCGCAGTTGGCGCTCCCGCGCTTCGCTGCCGCTATCGACACCTTGGTCACGCCGCAAACGAGCAAGTGGCACATGCTCGCGCCGAAAAACAGGTCGCTGAACAGGTCGTCCAAGGTCCGCAATTTTCTGTCTAATTTGAACGATCTACTATTCGCTGTCCGGTATGCCCCGCGCGCCAACTTCGCGAGCCGGGCGTATGAGAGCTACATGAGTCTCGGGGCGTTCGGAAACGGCGTGCTGTACATCCACGATGCTCGCCCCGGCATCCGCTATGTCTCCGTTCATCTGTCCGAGATATGGTTCGATGAAGACCACAACGGCGTCATCGACACGGCCTACTGGGTTCACGAATACACGCAGCGGCAGGCCATGCAGAAGTGGGGCGACAAGCTCCCCAAGTCCATCAAGGACGATGCCGAGAAGAACCCATTGAAAAAAGTGAAGTTCTGCAAAGCCGTGTTCCCGCGTGCCGAGCGCGACACGCAGCGCCGCGACAACAAGAGCATGCCGTTTGCTTGCGTCGTCTTCTACGTCGGGGACGAAACCACCATCGTCGAAGAGAGCGGGTACAGGACGTTCCCGTTCGCCGTCGCGCGCTATGTCACCGCACCGCGTGAGATTTACGCTCGCGGGCCAGCGCAGGACGCGCTGTCGGACATTCTCACCCTCCAGGAGATGGTGAAGACGAGCCTGCGCTACGGTCAACTCGTGACCGATCCACCGTGGATGGCGGTTGACGCGGACAGTCTGGACCCGTTCGCCGTGCGGCCGGGGGCCATCAACTACGGCTACCTATCGCCTGACGGCCAAGACCGCATCAAGCCGCTGCGCCCGCAAGGGGAAACCGGCTTCACACTGGAGCTTCTTGACCAGCGGCGGCAGGCGATCAACGGCGCGTTCCTGGTCAACTTGTTTCAGGTGCTCGTCCAGAACGGGTCAGACCGCAAAACGGCGACTGAGGTCATGCAGCTTGTCCAAGAGAAAGGCGCGCTGTTGGGGCCTATCGGAGGCCGACTGCGCACCGAGTTCTTGGGCACGATCATCGAGCGCGAGATCGACATCTTGGCCCACGCCGGAGCAATCTCGCCGGACGAGGTGCCAGACGAACTCCGTGAAGATGGGGGGCTGGACATTGAATACGACAGCCCGCTCACTCGCGCCATCAAGGCGGAGGAAGGCGTCGGCATTTTGCGCACCCTGGAGTTCGCTGGGCAGATGGCGCAGTATGATCAGGGCGTCATGAAAAAGATCAATACCGGCCGCGCTCTGGAGCGCATGGCCGACATCAACGGAGCGCCGCCGGACATCCTGTTCGATGACGCCGAGATGCAGCAGAAAGAGCAAGGGAGCCAGCAGGCCGCGCTCGCGCAGCAGGCGGTCGAGGCCGCCCCCGGCATCGCTTCTGCCGCCAAGGATTTCGCGCAGGCGCAGATGCTGTCCGCCAAAGCGCAGACGCTAAACCCCGGCGCAGCAGGAGGAATTTGACATGGCGACAAAGGGCCGCAACAGATCGGATGTCGGTACTGCCGAGGACTACTTCTCCATCACCCCGAATGACGGGGCGGACCTGTCTGTCGAGACGAGGTGGATCAGCGTAGCCACTGCCGGGGCACTGGCAGTGCAGAAACTGGATGGCACCAGCGTGACGCTGACGCTACCGGTCGGGCTCTTTCCGATCCGTGCCAAACGGGTGTTGGGCACCGGTACGACTGCATCCGGTTTGGTCGGGTACGTGTGATGCAGGAACTCGACCGCAGGAGCGAAGAAGGTCCATTGGAGCGGACCCTACAGGCGGCGACAGAGCACACCTCTGCCGCCGTCGTCATCTCCGTCGAACCGGACGGAACTCTGACGGTCGGGTGGATCGCCAGGGAGGACGCACCCCAAGACACGCTGATGCGCTTGCTCTGCGGTTCGCAGAGCGCGCTGAACATGATCGCCGGCGTCCTGGCTGAACGGGGCACTGTGAACTGATGACAAGTCCGAAGACAAAAGCACGGGTTCGACAACAGGCTCTGCGGGCTATGTGCCTCGGGCCTGACGGACGGCTGACCAAGAATGCACAGTTGATCCTTGCGTATCTGCGGCAGGAATGTAACGGAGACGGAAGGTATGGGCCTCCTGTCTCTCAAATCACTGGAACCATTGATCCGCTCGCAATGGCGAGAGCGGCCGGGCGGCGTGAAGTTTTCGACCTTCTCACTCGAATGCTGAGTGTGACGCTCGAAGAACGCCACAACTTGGAGGAAAGACTATGACTATTTATGACAGACTGCTGTTTAGCGCGGGCATTGTGCGCGCCCCTGAAACAGGGGCTGGAGCAGGCGGCGGGGATACTGGCGCTGGCGCAGCGGCTGGAGCCGGCGCAGCGGCTGGAGCCGGCGCGGCGGCCGGGGCCACGTCCGTGTTCGGGGGCCAGACCGGCCAGACCGGCCAGACCGGCCAGACCGGCCAGACCGGCCAGACCGGCCAGACCGGCCAGACGGATGGGTGG